AAAAAGTGTAATGCTCATTTGTCATAGCTCCTGATCTTTGCCCAGATTGTACAGTTGCCACCGTCAGGGCGATACGCCCGGGCAAGACCTTCGAACTCAAAACCCAGCATTTCCAATAAGCGCTCGCCAGGGGTAAATCCAACATCAACCGCTGATTCGATTCGATGCCAGGGTGCCACATGGTCAATGTAACCACGCAGCGCGCGAACAATACTCACCATGTGACGCCCTGCATAGCAGGACAGAAGCGCCCACGCCTGCGCACACCCCTCCCATCGCTCATCGAACCCGGCGCAGATCAGCACGTTGCCCGCATCATCTAGTGCAGTAAATGCCGTGCAGTTCTCCAGCATGGCGCCATATCCGTCCTGACGCAGTGCGCCAACCATATGCGATTGCGCCGGCTGCAATGCTATCCGTTCTAGATGCTCAGCTGAAAACTGAACGATTCGCATAATCACAGGCGATTTTTCGGGCGCGTTGACCAGACGTAATCGCCACGCCCTGACCCGGCGGTAGGCCCATAGACCTCAGCAACTGATGCGCCGCCCGCAACGGGCTTGATTTGCTGCACGGCTGTTTGTGCCGCAACAGACAAAGTCCCATACATTCCCAGCGCGCCGTCTTCGGATTCGCCGGAGTCGCCTAAGGTTGCCTTGTTGGACATACCAGCACCAGAAAGACCAAGATAGAGTGTAGGTGTCATCGCGCGTCCTGCGTCAGGATTTGAGGATAGATGCCTTCCAGCGTGACAGCGGTCGGCTGGTCGTTGATGTACTGGACATAAGCTTCTACCTCGTAGCCTTTCGGCCAGGATACCAATTTGTCACCAGTGAACAACGGGACCGGTTGATCCATCGGTTGCCCCTGGCCAAACAGGAAGTTGTCCATGTGATCATCATCTGGACCATACGTTCCGCCGCCCGTATTGAGGAAGCGGAAGACCATCTTGTGCATGCGCTTAGTTTTGCCCTGGGCCGTCCCATCCGATGCGCCGGCTTCCATGCGCATAGTGCGCAGACGACACGGTGCCGGCAGGCCGATAGCCACGATGGTGTAGGGGCGCTGCAACGTAATGGCGCCACCGGTTACCACGCGTTGAGGGTGCGGCGCTCCATTGGTCAACACGTCAACAGTCTGACCTTCCAAATGGCCAAGGCCGCTAATCGATGTTGTCGCGACCCCGTTATAGGTCAGTCCGCAATCGACGTAGAACTGCGAAGACTGGGCATCGCCATCGCGATAAGAGCGCTCCATGTACTCTACGTAGCGCCGCGTCACACCGTTGATAGTGCGCCGGACGATCATCCACACCTCGTTACGGTCACCTTCGGCAGCCGGCATGGTGGCCACCGATTCCACGAAACCATTGCCGCCAATTGGATGCTTGTGCCAGCCACGGACACGCTGTTCCGTATTCCAGGTCAGGCAAACCAACTTGCCATCGGCACGCACGGCCCACACCAGCGGATCAGGCTCCTGAGCGAAATCGAAATCAAGAATGCCTGACTGTGTAATGTGGTCAGAGTCTACTGTCGCGTCCGAGGACGAGTAGCCCGACACTTCATCGTAGGCAACCTCGCGGCACTTCAGGCCGGCGCGCTGCACGAACAGGACAGATGCCCCAGCTTGGGCGGGGACGATGGCGCGCGACCCGAAGTTCGATTGCGGCCGCACACGGACATTGCCCGGTGCCAGCGGTGTACCGTTCGAATACTCACCGATCACGAATTCAGATCCAGCCGTGCCGACGATCAATTCCTTGTCGGCAATCATCCACTGAATTTTGTTCAGCGTCCCAGAGGCAATCGTCAAAGTAATAGCCATGTCATCGGTGACAGCGCCGAAGTTCAGACGCGAGAAGTCATCAAAGCCACCTGACACGGAACTCCACAGGGTGTAGTTGCGCGCCATCCACAAGCGCTCTCGGAAGAATGCAACGTCAGTCGGCCAGCCCTCAGTGCTCGACCATGCGGCGGCGGCCCAGCGCGTCGTAGCATTTGGCGCGCCGACGCAATCCTGCGGCAATCGCTGAACCACCGTCACATTGACAACCGTCGCAGATACAAACCCGGTAATCGTAACGTAGCCATAGCCGGCGTCGCGGAATTCCCACAATACGCCCGTATCGCCATCATAGCGTGCTCCAGTGTCGTGCACAGGCTTGACGGCGCCCGTAGTTGCCGCGTTCAAAGCTTCATAGATCTTGGCGTCGGACTTGCGGCGATTACCGGCGACGATTGCCTTCGCTGGCTCCCAAGCTGTGACAGACACAGTGTTCTTGGCTTCCAGGTAGAACGGCGTGCCAACCATGGCAGCGGTGAAAATGCCAGTGCTGGCGGTCAACGTCGTAGCGCCGGTTTGTGCGCCGGCGTACACCGTTGTTGTTGTGATCGGGTCAACGTCCTTAAACGGCCCCCACTCCGGCGTGAATTGTGTCAGCGTAAATGAGGTAGGCGACGTGCGTTTAAGGATCTGCGGCGGATGATCTGGATGGGTGATGTAAAGAAAGTCGCCAGACTGAGCAAACCGCAAACGGCAGGTGCCATCCGTATTGAACATTCCGGCCACAGTGTACGGCGTGACGACTTCGACCGGCGTGCCAGGCGGGTTTTCCAGGCGGCCGCGCACAAGCGTTGTGGTGTCCCAGGTGTAGAAGCGAACGTACAAGTCCCCGAACTCAAGGATATACGCCTGATCAACAGAGAACTCAAAGCGCTGCAACCAAGAACGCTTACTGGAATCCTTCGTCTCCTTGATGAAGCGTGTCCCGCCGCGGCGCCGGGCAGGCCCCTGAACTGTCGGGATGAAGTTCTCCATGATGGAACAGCCGGACGGATATTTGCTGTAGTCTGTACGCGCATCTAGTGAGCGAGACAATTCGCCACTGTTAAACGACACCTGGGCCGGACTGGCTTTTCCCATGATAGTTCCTTAGATGATGGTCACGCCAGACGGGAAGTCGATCGCATCGCCATCCGAAGCATTGCCAGCGACACCACCCTCGCGAGCATCCAGCCAGCTACCCCATGGCATTTCGTCTGGTGTGGTCTCGATAGCATCCTGGCGCTGCGCCTCCGACAGGGCGAACTTGTATTCGTCGGCTGCGCGGGCGCGCTTCGTTTCCGATTGGGTCAACGTCTCGGCAGCTTCCATGGCCAGCTTGCAGGCCAACGCTTCCACGAACAGCGGGTCAAACAGGCCAGTGTTGGTAATGCGGGCCACATAGCGGATCTTGAGTGGCGCCGGCAGATCAGTCAGCAGCAGCCCACCTTCCAGCGCCCATGGCGCGCGCTGCTTGGACATGGGGCGCACATAGACGTCATTGACCTGCACCAGCCCAAGGAAGTCGGAAGGCAGTGGGTATTGCTTGGAGAAGCCCCAATTCGGCACATCGACCAGCGCCACCAGTTGTGCGCGCATGAGAGAGAACTTCCAGCGGGAGCGGCGCAACTCAGCATCGCGCACTTGGTCGAAGATGCGATTGAGCAAGCGCGCAGGCTTAGTGTCGTCTGTCAGCAACAAAACTGGCTCTTCGCCAAGTTTGGACAGCGCGTAGTTTGAAAGTTGGGTCTTGTCCATGGCGTCGATTATCCTTCATGTGTTGCGTATTTACCACTCAGCATAAGAAAAAGGAGCGCTCGCAGGCGCCCCTTCTTTTGCCTGGTCCGTACTGGATCAGGTTTCGGCTACAGATGGTCCACGGCGGCGCCCGGTTGTCGGCTGTGATTTCTCAGACTTGCCAGGAATAACCCGGGCTCCGGACGCTGACTGATGCGGGGTTGCCGCATCGATCTGCGCCAGCATGTCGGACTGTGCCTGCTCAGCCTTCGCCACCTCTTCCGAAACCTTGTCGGCCCAGGGTTCCAAGGTAGGCCAGTCGAATACCTGGCCAGCCTTGACTAGTCCCTGAGTCGGAAGCCAGCCGATTTCACGTGCGCGCTGCTTCATGTCTTAGCTGATGCTGAAGCCAGACTTGTACGCGGTGAACGCTTGTGCATCCTTCACCAGGAAGGCATCGAACGTACCAGCGGTCAGCGGGCCACTTGCAACAGTGAAGCGCACACCGAGGTAGCGCTCGTAGTTGCCAGATGGCAGCTTGATCTTCACCAGGTTGGTGCCGGCCGGCGAGAATGCAGCGAATGCCAGGGTGGCGCTGGTGTAGTGCACCGTTGGCGAAGACAGGCTGGTGTTGTCGTCGGATTCCAGGGTGATCGTCAGCGTAGCATCCGAACCGGTATCGGTCGCAGCGGCCAGGGTGTTGACGACCAGGTAGATGTTCTCGCCAGTGCCAATATCGCGGGTCAGGTTGGTGACCTGGTTATTGCCAAGCGGGTAGAGGTCTACCACGTTGGTGGAAACCGCGGTCGCAGTGACTGCCTGCGCATCCGAGAATTCCAGGAATTTATCCATAATCATGATTCAGTTTCCTTTCGGGTCAGGCGGATTAGGACACGGCCGCTTCGGTGTTCAGGATCTGGTCAACGATGCGGACCGGGATGCCGTTGAACTTGGTTTCGAAGATGGTCTGGCCGAACTGGTTCAGCGCCGTCTCGATGGTCACAGCAGTGTTGGATTTCTGCAACGCCATGATGCGCAGCAGGGACAACACGGTGCGGTTTGCGTAGAACACAGGCTTGATGCCGCCCATGTTTGGCAGGCGGTCGATGGCACGCGACATGAGCTTGATAAGCTCGGTCGATGCGGTCGATGCCTGGGTGCCGGTCAGCGCCAGAAGGTCTGAGACGTTGACGTTCGCGATACGCACGGCATAGCGCCAGTCGCGCAGAGCGAGGCCAACTTTCCACTGGAACTTGTCGTGGTACGCCTCGTACTTGCCGCCCGAGGAGTCGGTGACAACTTCCAGGCCGCGATCGGTGTGTTGCAGGCCGGCAGTGGTGCCCTTCGGATAGATGCCATGGATGGTGTTGTCGCCCCAGCCCACCAGCCACACGGAGGTGTTGCCAGAGGCGCCGCCACCAGACAGGATGTTCTGACCATTGGCCGCCGACAGGGACGAGTAGCGCAGCGCCAGGCCGGTGAAAGCTTCCGGCTCGCTGGTGCTGTTGCCGTAGATCAGGGTCTGTGCAAACTCCTGATTCATGCCTTCCAGGAA